TTTTAATAGCACTTGCTCCTGCACCTGTTTCTTTCTTCTTGGGAGAAATCCAGTTGTGTCTGGGTGTGCCCATATCTGGACTAACGCTGGTGGCACACAGCCATTGCAGTTCAGGGTGTCGGCTGATGTTGAAGAAGTGTTTGTTTAATCGTTCGTTGGTAGAAATCAAATAAAACTCTTGCATTTCTCTTGAGCCTTCTACACAGCTGGCCCAACGAATCATGAGATAGTTAGAGAACTTTTTTCGTTCCTCGTCTGTAAGGTCGCGATAAAAGTTTCTATTCTTGCGATCCAGCTGTCGCATCTCATTGGCAATGTTTAGTTTATCGCTCACTTGTCTACCTTGATCAACTTGTATATCATTATAACACGTTCCAAGGCATCTTGTAAAGCAGGATTGGTCTTGGCCAGCCGATGAATGTCGCCCCACATTTTATTTTCCTGGAGGTGATCATACAATGGCCTACCATCTGATGTTCTACTGTCGTGATCGATATGATGTCCGTTTACTGGATCATATGAATGGCCTATTAACCGTCGGGTGCTGGGATCAGTACCGGATTCACGAGCATAAACCTCATTGCCCACACGCTCATAGATATAAGTGGCGCCGGGCTTAAGAGTTCCCATACTTGTAGCCATATTGAGTGTGTGCCCAGCGTAAGAAACGTTCTAGTCCTTCTTTATCTTCTGGATAACTTTCCAAGTAAATCTTGGCCAAGCGATTGACAATTTCAAATATTTGTGGTTCAGTGTATGCCATGTCACCAACTCTTGTTGTAGTCTACTATCTCACAGTTGCGACTGATGTCTTTGACAAAGTACACACAGTCTGGATCAGGATCATCGTTCAAGGGCACAGCAAGCAACTGCCCATTCTTTAGCTTGGGCGCATACCACGATACTTCATGATACACATCTAGAATTTCAATGTCCGGGAAACTGGGACGGAAACTGGTTAGTGGATTGAACTGAAACACTCTGAAGCCACGATCATTGATTGACGTAAGGGGCAACACTTCCAAGTCACCTATCTCAGGTTCGCCAATAAGGATTTGCCAGTCCATGGGCATCTTTATAGTGTTCTCTCCAATACGTAGCACAAGTGCAGGTGCATTGAAGCTCTCTAAAAAGATCAGCGGGATAAAATGATAGTCTGGCTCTTGTGGATTGCTGTTGTCTAGTATAGCAAAGCGCATGTCATCTACTTCTTCAGGCAGGTGATCTAGGTCGTAATGGATATTGTCTAGGGTTAAAATTCGCATGTTGTTATAATATACTATTGTGTGACAAATGTCAACCTAGTTTCATCCAGTCTAGTTTCTCTTGTGTGAATGGATAGTTGGCTTCTTTGTAGAACTGTTTGCGCTTGGTCAAGTGGCGCTTGGCAAATTTACAGGTTGACGTTATGTCCCAGATTTGGACGTGGTCTTTGTCTTCCGCTTTTCTAATACCTCGGCCAATGCTCTGGATGACTCTAACAAAACTTTTGCCAGGCTCCACAAGAACAAGGTTGAAAATTCGAGGTATATTGATCCCAACCGCTGCCACACCATATGTGGCCACGATGATTTTATCAGTTGCCTCGGCCACTTCATCATATTCAGCTTGTCTCTTTGCGCCTTTGGTTGCACCCGAAACAAACACTGCTTTGTCTCCTAATCGTGCAACCAGTTGCCTACCACACTCGGTGCGGTCTACTAGTACCAAAGTATTGCCTGTTTCGTTCACTTGCCGCACAAGATCCGCCATGGTGTCTAGTCGTCCAGACTCTTCAAGTAGATATTTAAGTTCGCTTTGGTAATCTTTATACTCCACGTGATCGATCAACTGCACAATGTTAACATGGCAGTTGGCTAACACACCTTGTTGTTGCAGTTCGTTGGCGCTGAGCCGGCCAATCACAGGGCCTAAACTGACCAACAATGCTTGGCTTTCAAACTTCTCTTTGGGCACAGTTCCAGTCAACCCCCAGCGAATTGGCACTGTGGCCATTACGCCTGTAAGCAAGGTTTTGAGTGCATCTGCTTTGGCCATGTGTACTTCGTCCACAATAACGCACACTACATCTTCAAGAAACTCACCTATGGTGCAGTCGCCTACTCCGGCCTTGGTGTTCTTCAGCAGGTTGTTTAGACTCTGCCATGTGCATATGGTATGTGTGCGTCCGTATTCTTTTCTGTCGCCAAAGTACACACCAACATCTTGTTGCATATTGATATAGTCTGCTTCAGTTTGAGTAACAAGACTTTTGTTGGGCACAATAACAATACTGCGTCCATAAGGTGTGACAGCATTGCTTAGTGCCGCTGTCATAATTGTTTTGCCTGCACCTGTGGCCACTTCCTGTATGCACTGTGGGTTGGCCAAAAAGTTGTTGATGATTTCCACTTGATAGTCACGCAACATGATAGACTCACCTGCAGCCGGATGTGTCCGTGGCCATTTCACATGTTCAAAACTTGTTTCGGAGACTTGTTCAAAGTTGAATGTGTTTGAATAGTCACGTTGATCATCCAGTTCAACATCGTAGTCAAACTTTTCCAATATGGGCATGATCTCTGGCAATAGATTTACATAAGTTGATCCGCCCAGTTGGAAATATGCTACCTTGCCATCCCATCGTCCTAAACGCACTGCTGGCAAATACCGTGCGGCCGGGTTTTCGTACTTGAACGCATTGACCAAGGCCTTGCGAGCATCCAAATCCAAGCCTTCAATCTTGATGTTTACTTCATCACGTATTTGTATGGTACAGCGTTTCATTGTATAGTTACTTCACGTACAAGTTGTCGTGACCTTATTTGAGAGATTAATTGTTCCTGTGTGCCTGTGTAATCTAAATCTGCAACAGGAAATCGCAGTGGTTGTGCCTTTACATTATACACATTTTCAATGCCGTGAGCAAGAAAAAACTCTTGATGTTGCTCAATGTAGTGTTGCATGTTGGGCAGTTTTTCATTTAGGTTCTGATTATACAATGCAACATTGAAATCGGCACTGTAATATCTAAATGGTCGAAACGCATCATCGCCTATGTATATATCATTGTCATGTGCAAGATCTTCTACTGTTTTTCCAATCTCACAGTAGTTAAGATACACTGTGCCAAACTTGATACCAAGTATACCGTATTCCTGCATGGTGTCAATATCTAACTGGTGAGTCTTGGGCATGCCAAACCAAGTGCAAACAAATCTTGGACTGGGCACTGACATGGCTGTCTCACATCTATGCACTGCTAGGTTGAGGTTGGCCAAGGCTTGTCTTACTGTGTCAGGTGCAGAGTGCCAATAATCAGATGTTTGTTGATCCAAAAGTCCGTGATAACGTTCAAATATGTTGTGCAAATAATTTAAGCAATCTTGAGTGTATGTAAACTCATGTTCAATAATCGGATCGTGTGCATTGATAGTAGCAATGCATTGTTGTATCATGTCAACTGCATGATCTTGCTCTTGTTGGGCAGTGCCGAATCCGTAAAATCTATCCGGATTGTCCATGGGCCAAGTATGCCGTTGATGCATACGCTCAATCCACAGATCAGCAAGTGGCGTTGATCTTATTTGAAAACGCAATTCAAAATTATCACTGCCTAATTTGATTACAAGATACTGAGACATAACACAGTATATACTCTTGCAATGAACAAGTCAAAAAAACAGGGACCGAAGTCCCTGTGTAAAAACCCGGGGCGGAGCCAACCAATCCCCGGGGTAAACCTATTCAAGTATTAAAATGACAAACGCCAACAAAAATGCTAAAAAGGGCTCACCTATGATTAATAACAGTATCACGATGAGCCAAGCCATGTTAGGCACTCTTCATACATGTAGTCTCAGCCATGCGCTTCCAATTGCCTTCAAAGCTCTTGCGCAAGTCTGCAATCTTCAGCGCCATACGCAAACTCATCTCACGCAAACGATTCTGATTTGCTTCCATAAACTCCACAATCTCGTCCTGCACACACTCTTCAAAATCGTAATCTGAAAACAGCACACCGTCCTTGGCAATCTGCTTGATACGCAACACCTTGTCACGCATGGTGTCAAGTGTCAAGTCCAAGTAGTGACAGCGTGATTGCAATGCATCCAAGTGATCACGCAACTTCTGACTCTTCATTGTGTCAAACTTCAAGTTGGTAATAAAGATTACACTGCCTTTGAACTCGAAACGATCCGGGATGCCTTCACGGCGCAGAGCACTAGACTCACTCAACCATGAAATGGTGCGCTTTTTGCCGGAGTCAAGAGCACCTTTCAACAAGTTCAGGGCCACGTCGTCAAGCAAAATGCTGTCACAGTCATCAAACACCAACACACAATTGGCATCTGAATATTTGTACAGGGTTTGATACAAGCCAATAGGTGTTGCACTACCTTTGACAACTTCGGCACGAAGGCGCTTGCCTGCCAGTTTGTCAAACAAGGTGGCTTTTTCGATCTCTTGTTCAACGCCAAACGATTTGCCAACTCCAGGAGGACCTGACACAATCATAGCACGGATGTCACCGTTGACACAGGCCTTTGTCATCTCATGCAAGATGTCAAAACGCTCGCGAATACGAGTCATAATTTGTTCTTCAGTTTCGTTTTCCAC